ATTGTCTTTTTAAAGAATCTTTAGATAAATAAAATATTTTGTCAGTTTTATTAGGTTTATAAGATGTATTCCATAACTCCTCAATACAATTTAATACAACATCATTTACTGCAATAACTCTTCTACCTCTTGGAGTTTTTGGATCTGTTATTAATCTTTCTTTCTTCACTATTTGAAAATTTTTATTTATCATAATCGTTTTATTTTCAAAGTCTACATCTTCATAAGTTAGTGCTAAAAGTTCTCCTTTTCTCATTCCTGTCCAAAATAAAATTATATAAAAAAACTTATTTTCTTTATCTGTAACACAGTCTATCATTTTATTAAATTCTTGTAAAGACAATATTTGCATTTCATCAGCGTCTTTTTTTCCTATGCTTCCAGCAATATGACAAGGGTTTTTATCAAGATTATGAAATCTTATAGCATAGTTAAATATAGCTGTTAACTGATTATAGATAGTTTTTAAATATGTTTTTGAATATTCCATTTTAAGTAAATCTGTTTGCCATTTTCTAATATGAATTGGTTTTATATCCTTAACTTTCATTTTTTCAAAGAATGGTAAAAGTTTAGTATTGACTATATATTCTTTTGTTTCCATAGTAGTTTTTTTAATTCTGCTTTCCATATCACTATGATAAAGTGAATATAAAGATTTAAAAGTCATCTCAATAGAAAATTGGCTCTGTGCTAAAAATTCTCTTTCAAATTCAAGGGCTTCTCTTTTAGTGTTAAAGCCTCTCCTGTGTTTCTTCCTCCTTTCATTTTTATAATCTGTATAATAAAACAGGGCTTCCCACTTCCCTGTTTTATCATCTTTATATGCTGGCATAATTACCACCAAGCCTTTCAAACAAATAGTCTTTTAAGATTTTTCCTCTTATGGTCCTGTATCCTTTTGCTTTTAATTCTTCGTTAAGTTCTCTTATAATCTTACAAGCACAATCATATTCTAGCCCAGTTAATGCCATAACTTCTTGTGGGTTTATTAATATTTTGTCTTTTGGTATTTCCATTTTACCACCTCATACTTTAAATTTCAATTTTTATGCAGTTGCTGGAGAACAATTTAACATTCTAGCAACATCAGCAGCATTATATGTTAAGTTATCCATTTTCTTTCTCCTAGCTATTACTAGCAAAATATAATTGTTTCCAAAATTCTGCTTCTGATAAAAGTTCAAAACAAGAAGTATCTGAATGTTTTATATAAACATAACTATCTTTTACCATTAATTCTAATTTATAGCCATCTATTTCAATTTTTAAAAAACTTTCTTCTTTACTAGAAGACTGTATTTCTGTATCTTCATCTATTTTTAATTCTATGCTATGTGGTTCTATCCAAACTTTTATTTCTTCAACAGCATTTGATAAAGCTAAAAAATCTTGTCCTGTCATCAATTCCACTCCTTCCCAATTCTTTCATTAAGATTATAATTTAGTTTCTTCCAGTATCCATTTAATATATCTTTAGTTGTATATCCATAACGATTAGATAAATTCATTAAATCTATAATTAAAAATTTTAACCAATCATAATGCATTTTTGGACTTCTTAAATTAAAAATTATTGTTAAAACACTTATATTTTTGTCAGTGTAAATATTATCATCTTTGAAAAAATTACCTAATCTTGTAACTTCTTGTATACTGATATGTCCAATACTTTCAGCATAATTTACTAATTGAGCCATAAAAAACCAAATATCTACCAATTCTTCTAGTTCTTTTTCTTTGTTATAAATATGAGGTTTCCAAGTCTTGTGACTATCCTTAGTTTCTTCATCAAATTCTATACATTCTGCAATCAAACTCTTTTTTATATGTTCTAACAGTCTAGGTTTATTACTTATTATTCTCTTATCTTGATATTTTTGAAGATTTAATATATCTTCAAAATTTTCTGGTCTTTTAATCATATTTCTTCTCCTTCTAAATTTTCTATAAAAACTTTCAATGTTTCAAAATTTTCTACTTGTATCCCAAATTTATCAACTTCTCTTGTAAAACGAAAAAAATCATTACCATTATAATTTATATTTACAAAATCATCTCCAACTATATAACTTACAACTTTCTCCAAATCTATTATAATTATTCTTTTATCTGTTGTTTTTATTTTTAAGTATTTCATTATCTCACTTCCTCATATAATTCTTTAAATTCATCTTCATCAAAAACTCTATATTCAGAATATTCATCTTTTACTACAAAATCTCCAAATCCTACACTTTCATATATATCAGTTTTATCATATAGTTCAAACTCAAAGTAACCTTTTTCAATTATCCTTTTTACTATATCTTCGTCTTTTTCAAGATAAAGATATTTGTATGCTCCAACATATTTTAAGACTTCAATTATATTATCTTTTGTTAATTGTATTGCTTCTATTTGAACAGGTTTTTTTATATATTTTTTTATCATTTACTACCTCCAATTATTACAAAATTCTATATATTCATCAACGCTAACAAGTATCCAACTATTTTTAAATTTTCCAAATCTTTTTAAAAAATCATCTAAGTCAAAATAATATGGATAACCTCTATCATCTGTAAGACTAACTGTTGTATTAGCATAAAAACCATCAATTATTAAACTATCCCAACTTTTATGTTTTACTCTATTACCTTTTTTTATTTCTTCTATTGCTTGTTTAAAAGTCATCTCTCATCTTCTTCCTCCCAATCAGCTATATCTTGTATATAATTTCCATTATTTTCACATCTGCAACACTCTACACATTCTTTATTTATTATTTCTAGAGTAGTTTCATAAATTTCTTCTTCTCCATATTTATTAAAATCCACATCTACATATCCGCCAATCCCTATTCTAAAATTTAGACAACCACATTTTTTACACTTCCACATTTTCATCACTCCAAATTATTCTTAATCCTGGTTGACTTGTGTATAATTCCAATATTATTCCGTTTTTTTCCATTTTTATATAAATGACATCTCTTTCTTGAGTTGAATCATCATCTTCTGCCAATCTTATCTCTTTAACAATACCGGCATTTCTTACTATCCCAGATATATGACCATCAGGTTTCTCACCAACTATATATGCTTCATCATGGTATGGCATTTGTACTTCTACTCCTATTATTTTGATTATTTCTTGTGCCATTATTCATCTCCTCCAATCTCTCCGTTTCTCACTCTTTCCCAAAACTCTTGCCATTCTTTGCTGTCTATAATTTTTTGTGCTTCTTCTTCTGTTTTGAAATAATTTCCTAATTCATAAAAAGACTCTTTATAACTTCCATAATCATCTTGAGTAGTTGATACTTCACCATTTGCATAAATACAAAAGAATTTTTCATGAGGTGCTGCTCTCCATCTCTTAGGTATTCCATATTTTTTGTTTATTTCATCAATAATAGTTTCTGCACATTCTATATATTGATTTAAAATTAAGAATGGTTGATATGGATGAAATGGATTTATATAAATTTTTCTTTCATAAAAATTAAATTCTGTGTCTTCGCCACCTCTCCAACTAAATATATCATTATTTTCTAATGTTTCATTTAATTTAGTTATTGTTATCACACTCCATTCATAGTTTATTTTAGTTATTTCTATCTCTAAAACCTTTTCTTTTTCCATTACTTCCTCCCTAAAACTACTTAAACAACTCTTTAAAAATCGCTTCTAAAACAGGAACACAAATACTATTACCTGCTTGTTTGTATAAAGCTCCATTCATTTGTTTTTTATTTAATTTATTTTGTTTAGCTACTTTTTCAAAATCTTTATCATCAAATCCCATTAAACGCCAACATTCTAATTCGGTCAAATACCTATATTGTCCATTTCCTATATCTATAATACCTGCATTTGGGCATCTAAGTTGCTTAGTTGTTATAGTTTTACAGTGGTCATCAATTATATATAGCCCAAATGTTCCTGGTTTGTTTATCTTATTTAACATACTTGGTTGAGTGACCAAATGTTTTTCGCTGTAGTCATTTGTTAAGTATTCTCTTATATGCTTCATTTCCTTTTTTTCTAAAGCAAAAAAATTAAATTTATTATCACCAAGAATAGATATAGTAAATACTCTTTCACGATGTTGCGGTATTCCAAAATCTTTAGCGTTTAGAATACTAAATTTGTTTATATAACCCAGTTTTTCCATTTCTTCAAGATACTTATTAAAGTTATGTATCATATGTTTAGATAATACATTTTTAACATTTTCCCAAATAACAATTCTTGGCTTCCAAACTCCCATATTTTTTATTATTTTTATTGTTTCCCACATTAGTGAACTTCTTGTTTCACTTCCTAAATCTGCTCCATTTTGTTTCCCTGCAATACTAAAATCTTGGCAAGGACTACCATGTATCAATACATCAGGGCACAAATTCCAACCTACAACTGTATCTGGTTTCTTTTCGTCTAACTCATGAAACATTGCATTATAACTTCTCACTGCTTTTTCATCTATTTCAACATAATCTATTGATTTATGAGATATACCTAAATTTATAAGTGCTTTTCTTGGTGCTCCAATACCTCCAAATAATTCTAAAACTTTTATCATTTATTTCGCCTCACAAATCTATAAACGTCTAATTTCTCTGCATTTCTTTTTACCTGTTCAAATTCCACTGTACTCAATTCACTAGCCTTAAAGTTTAATATTTTCTTTAATGCTTTTTTATAAAATACATCCATATCTTTATTCATATTAACCTCTGTATTTTCCGACTGTTTCCAAAATAGAAATAGTCGTTATTCTTGACACATATTTATTACTGATTTTAAAGTTGATATTTGTTGCATATATTCATCAGAAATTTCATCAAAGCCATTTTTTTCATAATAAATTTCAAACTTTTTTTCAAATCTTTCTAGTGTTTCTTTAACTTCTGCCATACACATATCTTTTATATAATCAAGAATTTCTATAACAGAATAATTATTTTTTCTTATACTTTCTTCAATTCCATCTCCTTTTAAAAATTCTTGAATATCTTTTATCCTTTCAGTTGCATATTCTTTTATTTTCATTTATTCCTCCTTAAATGCTTGAAAGTGTCCTTTATACACTTTCTTTAATTCTTTCACTTGCTCTGGGTTTAGATATATCCCAGCCAAGTGGTATTTCTTCATAAAATCAATTCTACTGATACAGTTATCAGCTTCATCGTGATGTTCTCTACATAAGCACATTACACGATAATTTAGCCCTGTATCTGATTTATATCCACTTGTTCCAACTCTATCAAAATGTTGTAACTCTCCAGGTCTACCACAGATACAACATATTTTCTTTTTAAGTGTTACCCAAATAAATGTATCGTGATAATCTTCAGCGAATAAATCTCTTATTTCTTGCCTTAAAGGTATCTCCCAATAGATAGCCATTTCAAATAGCCATTTAACAAAATCATTAGCTTGTTTTTGTGTTAGTGCATTCAATGATAAACTAAATCCACCATTTTGTATTGCTAGGCTCTGTAATGCCTTTATAACATTGTCTGTAAGTTCATCTACTGTTAGGTTATCCTTATTGTAGATAGAAGAAATTAGGAATGCCTGAGCATTTTTAACAGTATCAAAACCATCATAGATTTTTACAAACTTAGCTTTCATTACTTCTTTTGTGTAAGCTAGTTCTATGAATGATGGTCTTGCTCCTGCTTCGTTCCCTTGCCAAAAGTTAGCAAAGTCATCTAAAAGCCAATATATTAATTTTTGTGTCTGTCTTGTGTATCCTAATTTCTCCATTTTATTTACTCCTATTCTTCTCTTCCATAAATAAGTATTAATCCAGGTTGTGAACTTTTAAATACTATATTTTCACCTGTTGCCATTACAACTGTATAATCATAATTTCCATCAATATTTATATTTTCTTTGATTTCTTTTACTTTTTCTCCATATTTTATGTTCATAGAATCCATTTGGCTTGTTCCTTTTTCAATAGAAAAACTTAATTCGTAATATGGTAAAGTTACATTTAATTGAATTATTTTTCTCATTTTATCCTCCTATCCTATCTTTAAATTTTTATTTTCAATAAGTCTTGCTCCTTGAACTTCTTCACCAGCTTTTAGAGCAGCTTTAATTTTTTCCTTAGATATTTTTTCAGTTGTTACAACTTCTATAAATTTCTTGTCTATCAAACTTTCATCATAAATTTCAGTAGTAGTAGACTTAGTAAATTTAATATTTCCTAATGGAGTTTCTATCTTTTCAATATTATTTACTAACATTGAGCTTTTGATATATGTTTTAAATTTATCTAGCTTCTTTTTAATGTTATTTTTCATAGCTTCTAATCTTTTAATCTCATTATCAAGAGCTTCAATAGTAAGCTCTTGATTTCTGACAACTGCTATTACATTCGCAGATTTATCTTTTAAATCTTGTGTTAGTTCAGCAGTCCATATTGCTAACTGAGTACCATCATCTGACATCTCCCCAGTTTCTGCATTTACACCTTGTTCCAAATATTCCATTCTTTCTATATAGTCGTTAACTACATCATAAAATTTTGCCATTATATCCTCCTATTTCTTAAATATTTTTTGGCAAGCTTCTTTTAATTGTTCATCTGTCATCTGCCAAAATGCTTCTACTCCAAAATGTTTTAGAGTTTTTTCAAGGTTTTCTCCTGTAACATATTCAGTTAATTTTTCTATCATTCCAGCTCTACTGTTCAAATATTCCTGTGCTTTGTCTTGTTCTCTCTTAGTTGTTTTTTTAGATTTAGTAGAAAATACAACTGTTCCTTTACTATCTATTATTTCAAGTTCAGTGATAACTTTATCTACAACAGTTATTTCTTTAACTGAAAATTTATCTGTTAATGCTAATTTTCCCTCTTTATTTTTTTTGATATATCTACTATCACTTATCCAAATAAATGGCGATGTATAAAGTTCTCTACCTATTCCCCAGTTAAAACAAGCTCTTTTGAAACTATCTGATGCAAGTCCCTTTTCTTTTTCTGTAAAACTTTCAGTTCCTGTATCTTCTTTTTCTATCCATATTTTTTTATCTTCATCATAGATAGATACAATACAATTTGCATTTTCTCTGCTATGTTTTCTTTGCCAGTTAAGTGGTCCTACTGTTTCATCTAGGACATCCATATCAACCCTAGCATTTTTGTATAACAATAAAGAAAAACCATTTTCCTTTACTGTTTGTGGCTTTACATCTATTTCACTCGCTTTTAATGTTCTAAAATTTAAAATCATCTTTCCCTCCTACATTTTTTCTTCTAATCTATCAAACGGATAATTAACACATTTCCAAATAACTTTAACTATCCAAATAACTTTAAACTTAATTACATCTATAAATGTTGCTTTTGCAATTTTTTTATTTTCTTTTATCTCCATTTACTCCCTCCATTTCTAAAATCTTTTCAACTGCTTCAACTATTGTTAGCCCTTGTA